ATGAGATCAATATTGATCTCATTAGTGCGTAGAGCAATTCCACAAATGATCGCTTATGACATTTGCGGAGTTCAACCTATGACACAACCAACTGGTTTAATATTTGCTATGAAAAGCAGATATACAGCTCAGAATGGTACTGAAGCATTATTTAACGAAGCTGATACAGACTTCGGTGGTACAGGCACGCATGCTGGTTCAAATCCAGTAAGTGGTAGCTATACAACTGGAACTGGTTTAGCAACTACTGATGCTGAAGGATTAGGCGATTCAACAACGTTCAATCAAATGGCGTTTTCAATCGAGAAAACTTCAGTGACTGCGAAAACTCGTGCTTTAAAAGCTGAGTACACAGTTGAATTAGCACAAGATCTAAAATCAGTTCATGGTTTAGATGCTGAGAGTGAATTATCAAATATCCTATCTACTGAAATCCTTGCGGAAATCAATAGAGAAGTAATTAGAACAGTTTACACATCAGCTAGAACAGGAGCTCAAGTCGGCACAACAACTGCTGGTACTTTTGATCTTGATGTAGATTCAAACGGAAGATGGTCAGTTGAGAAATTCAAAGGATTATTATTCCAAGTAGAGAGAGAAGCAAACGTTATAGCACAAGAAACACGTAGAGGAAAAGGTAATTTCATTATCGCTTCTTCTGATGTTGCGAGTGCGTTAGCAATGTCTGGTGCTTTAGACTATGCTCCAGCTCTTTCAACAAATCTTAATGTAGATGAAGCTTCTACAACTTTTGCTGGTGTCCTTAATGGTCGCTACAAAGTGTTTGTAGATCCATATTCTGCTAACAATGCAGCGAATCAGTTGCTATTAGTAGGATACAAAGGTAGTTCAGCATTTGATGCTGGAATATTCTATTGTCCATACGTTCCATTACAATTGGTGCGTGCAGTAGATCCTTCTACATTCCAACCAAAAATAGCGTTTAAAACACGTTATGGTATGGTAGCGAATCCATTCGCAGGATTAACATCAAATACTAACTTCTACTACAGAAAAGTAGCAGTGACGAATTTAATGTAATCTAAGAAGTTGATTATATAATTTTAAAGGGGGGGATGAATTAATCTCCCCCTTTTTCATTTATACTAAATAATTATAATATGACTCTTAAAACTTCAAATAAACCATCAAACACTAACCCACTTAATCCTAACGGATTTTCTTTTTCATTTGCACGTATTCCAAATGTAAATTATTTCGTTCAGTCGATTAATATACCTGATCTTACATTAGGTGAAGTTGTTCAAGCAACTCCACTTTCAGATGCTTACATTCCAGGAGAAAAACTTGTTTATGGTGTTTGTAATTTAGAATTTATAGTAGATGAAGATATGGAAAATTATCTCGCACTATATCGTTGGATGGTCGCTCTTGGCAAACCAAGAAACTATGAACAATATTTAAATTTTCCAACTACCGACACTGAAGCTTATAAAGCAAATTTAAAAGAATTAGCAAAAAATTATTCAGATGGCACATTATTAATACTAAATAATAATAACGGAATTAGTAAAATAATCACGTTTAAAGATATGTTTCCAACAGGATTGTCGTCGATGACATTCGATTCTAAAAATACTGATGTGACTTATATTACAAATAGCGTGACCCTAAGATATAGTTATTTTACAATACAGAGTCCTACCTCTTCGACAGTCAATTAAAATACAAAAGAAAGACTGTTAAATGCAAAAAAATATATTCATATTATTTTTATCATTTTTGCTTACTATTGGAGCAGGGCGAAGCTTTGCTCAAGAATCATTACCAAAAAGCGATAAGTACCCAGATTCATCTTGGATTGAAGAAATACCAGTAGTTTGTAATGACTCCACAACACTTCATACTTTTTTAGAATCTAAAGGTTGGTTTATGTCAAAAACATACACTGGAAGAACTGGTGCTGAAGTTGATGGAAAACCAGTCTTTATTATATCACATTATAAGAATGCAAAATCACCAAAATCAATTATAGAAACAATCACTGTTCCATCAGGTGAATCTTGCATAATGTATCAAGGATTTGACGAAAAAAATACTTCAAATAAAGCTTAAACCCATTTACTTACAAGCTTTTTTATAGTATAATATGAATTATGACACTTGAAGAAATACAAGAAAATTGGAAACAAGACTGTATTATAGACGATAATCATTTAGATCGAGAATCTGTTCGTACACCAGTCTTACATTCAAAATATTTAAACCTACTCATTTCATATAAACATCGTATTACATCAGCACAATCTGAATATAATAGTATGCGTGTAAAGAAATTTAGATATTATCGTGGTGAAATGACTAAGGGTGAATTAGAACTTGCTGGTTGGGAACAATGGCAAGGCATAAAGCCATTAAGAAATGAAATGGATGAATTTCTAAATGGTGACGCTGATTTAATTAAAGCCAAACTTAAAATTGAGTATCTATCGAGCATACAAGAACTTCTTGAATCTATATTACAACAGATCAAGTCACGAGATTGGATTATAAGGAATTCATTAGAGTGGAAAAAGTTCGTTAGTGGTGCTTAATGTCCGAAGATAATAAATCCCAAATTACAATTGAAAACTATACTGAAACACACGTTCGTGTATTCTCAGAAGATTTAGGTATAGAAAAAGAAATTTCCGAATATTTTACATTTTACGTTCCAGGAGCCCACTTCACACCACAATACAGAGCACGTATATGGGATGGTAAAACACGTCTTTATGATTTACTTCGTAAGACAGTTTATACTGGTTTAATTCCTTATGTTCGTAAATTCGCCTTTGAACGTGGTTATACCATATCTGAAACAGGGTTTCCAAAGTATATTGAACCTATAACAGAAGAAGAGGTTAAAACCTTTATAGATTCATTAAATATAACCTCTAAAAACGATCCAGATCTATTAGTAAGAGACTATCAATATAATGCGGTTTATTCCGCTTTAAAGCGACGAAGAGCCCTATTGTTGAGTCCAACTGCCAGTGGGAAGAGTCTAATAATGTATTCTCTATTACGTTGGTATTCAACGTTGAAAAACAATAAGAAATGCTTGATTATAGTTCCAACAACTAATCTAGTGGAACAGTTATATAAAGACTTTGATGATTATTCAACTAAAAATGGTTGGAAAGTAGATGCTCATATTCAAAAGCTTTATGCAGGATTTTCAAAAGAACTTACAAAAAATGTATTAATCACTACTTGGCAAAGTATTTACAAATTACCAAAATCATTCTTTGAACAGTTTGATGTGGTTTTTGGAGATGAAGTTCATAAATTTAAAGCAAGAAGTCTTATTACAATAATGGAAAAATGTAATAAAATAAAATTTCGTATTGGTACAACTGGAACAATCGATAACAGTAAAATAAATAAATTAGTACTCGAAGGACTTTTTGGAATCGTAGAAAAAGTCACAACTACATCTGATTTAATCGACCAGAAAAAATTAGCAGGTTTAAAAATTATTTGCTTACTCCTGTCATATGATGATATATCACGTGAAGGAAGAAAAAATAACGTTTATTCAGACGAAATAGATTGGTTGGTTTCTTGTGATAAAAGAAATAACTATATTACAAATCTTGCTATTAACTGCAAAGGGAATACTTTAATACTTTATCAATATGTGAAGAAACACGGAATCCCTTTATACGAGAAACTAAATAGATTAGAGAAGAAATATAACAAAAAAATATATTTAATCTCTGGCGATACGATTGTTTCTGATAGAGAACAAGTAAGAGATATCGCAGCAGATACAAGCAATTGTATAATAGTCGCAAGTTATGGTACTTTCAGCACAGGTGTGAATATACCGAGTATTGAAAATATTATATTAGCAAGTCCGATTAAGAGTAAGATACTTAATTTACAAAGTATTGGAAGAGGACTACGATTAAATAAGAATAAAACTACATGTAATTTGTTTGATATTGCTGATGACTTATCTTATAAGAAATGGAAAAATCATACTTATAGACATTTGTTGTCAAGAATGCAAACTTATGACGAAGAAAAGTTTAACTATTCATTAGTAGAGGTAAAATTAAATGCATCAGAAATCAGCAACACCGAGAGTAATAAAATCGAGTGAAGATTTTGTCATTGTAAGATTATCAACAGGAGAATCAATATTAGCCATTCGTTTGAAAGAAGACGAAAAAGAAATTACTATTGAATATCCATTTGCACTTAAAAATTATCCAAGAATTACAAAACAAGGTGGAATTATAGAACAAGTGACTGCAGGACCATATTGTAGTTTCGCCGAAAATAGAGTTTTTACATTCCCGAAGAAAGACGTTTTTTTCGTTAAGAAACTTCATTCTTTCGCAGTACCATTCTTTATGTCATTGTACAATCAACACGAAAGATTGGTTGCAATGGGTTCTTATGACGATTTAATGAATAGATTTATGGATAAACAAGAAATGGCTGATTTAAGACACGACGAACAATTCCCAGATACAGAATCAGAAGATTATACGAGTAATTATGATACAGAAACAGAGGAATTAACTACTGAAGAAATGGATAATATAACAGAAATTTATAATCAGATTAAGAGCAAAGATAAGAAAGTAATCCATTAATTATTATAATAGAATATTTCAAACATCCACAGGTGTTATTATAATATGAAAAATCTTGAAAGTAAAGGTGTGAAAAAAAACTCAAATCAA